GTGCTTTGCTACTTCAACGTGCTTTGTGACTTCAACGTGCTTTGTGACTTCAACGTGCTTTGCTACTTCAACGTGCTTTGCTACTTCAACGTGCTTTGCTACTTCACGAGCATCATCCACATCTACACAATTTTTAATGCCGCCTTTATTTTTTTGACATCCTACAGGAGTATGTCCTAATTCGTGACAATAATTACATTCTGTCATTTTCAGTCTAGGACATGTGACATCAGATTCTGGGTCATTTTTATCCTTTCTTACATAATGTGTTTTGTAAGACATGTCATTCTTGTCAATGTAATTCTTTTCAATATTGTAACAAAACCCACAAAACTTTTCGTCTTCTTCACGAGGCGTGGTCTTACTGACGTGTCTCCCCGCAGATTCTTCACTAATTCGGGGTGTCACAGTTGTACAGTATTTCTGTGTATGCCCGTTTTCTTTACAATTGTTACATTTTAAAGATAACAGATAGGGACAAGTTGTATTTCCATCCTTGTCCTTCAATCCGTGCTTGTTGTAGTCCTCTTTTCCAGCATCATGACATACTTTGCAGTATAAAGATGATGTTTTGCAGCTGCTGCCTTGCTTGTTGTACCCGCTTTGCTTGCTGCCGCTTTGCTTGCTGCTGCTTTGCTTGCTGCTGCTTTGCTTGCTGCTGCTGGCGCATTGCTTGATGTTCTGTTGTATTGACATATTCGTTCTCGTTGTTGGTGTTTTCGTATGCCTTATTATAAATCGAAATAAAAGTAATTCAATTTTTTGAAATAATCAAATACTTTCAATTTTTCTTAAAAAGTATTTTCGTGTGACATTAATTGTTCCAAAATAACTCCTCCTGATAATTCGGGTTCAATAAACTTTCTAGGAAGACAGCATCCACCGAATAAAAATCTACACATGTTATTATTTTCCAATTCAGCATTTGTTATTTCTTGTTGAAACATCTTATCAATCATAGAAAAAGCGGTATTTAAAAAGAGTACGGTTTGAATCTGTTCCTTCTTCTCATCAAATAAAACTTTATTGCGGTGTTTATATTCATCCGATAACTTATTGTATTTTTTATGTATAGCGCTAATAAACCGCAATTCATTTTTCACATTTTTCAAGTGTGTAAGCGTCTTTGATTTATAATCGTCTATTTTTTTAATTAACGAGAATATATTCGTATTGTAAATCAGCGGATACATATAGCGAATATTGCGTGGAATTATAAATTGATTCGTTTCTTTAATTTCATTTATTTTTTCTTCCACATTATTAATTGTCTCACGCATTTCATCCGTCATCTTACTTTCCATTTCTTGTCTATATTTATAAATCTCTCTTAATTTTTGTTGTTCTTGATCTTTAATCCATTCCTTTCTTGCTTCCATTGTGTCATACGTACAAGATACTTGTATCACCTTTTTCTCTTCTTCCCATAGTCTCCGCGCATTATCATTACTTAAAAGCGGGTCGCTAAAAAGCAGCACTTGTCCAGACTGAAATTCTATAGAGGATTGGAGTTTATCATATTGATGTGATGATATTTTATGTGCCTCTGACTCTGCGTCCAGTTTCAAATAATTTATAATCGCCAAAATAAAAGCAACAATCGCAGATATAGATGCCAGAATAACATCACCATTCACATAGGATTGAAATGGTTTCTGGACCACAGATACGAAAGAAGAGAGAAAAATGGCGGGAAGCATCAGACGATTTAAAATAGTAACTGTATAATTTCTGGATTCCATATATATGATTTTTTGACCTTTTAAATAACTCGCTAGAATATCTAAAGCAGATGAATATTTATGAACCACATCTTGTTCATAGGAATTATTTATTTGACGTTTGACTTTTTCATACGAAAGTTTTTTATATTGAGGTATGTGTGTATGTGTTTCACATTCATCATCCGCATCATCATCGTCGTCCGATGTATCACTTGGATCACTTCCGCCTCCGCCATAATCTTCCACTACAAAACGTTTATATTTACTTTTACTTTTGCTATTACTGTTGCTATTAATGTTGCTTTTCATATTCATACTCATATGTTTAACCGCATCTTCTTCTTCTACATCCATAATATCTAACGAAACATTATTTATAGTAAATGGAATAGGAGTAGATAACCACTCATTACCACAGTCTTCCATTGTTACTATGTAGATATATACTTTTTGAGAAAAAGTATCGCAAAAACACTTTTCAGATAGTGCTGTGCTAACGCTTAAAAATATACTTTTTGAGAAAAAGTATCGCAAAAATATTATTTCAAAACAAAATACGTTATCGTTTTTACACGATTACTTTTTGTTTTGAAACTATTTGTAACAGGGACTCGCAACTAGCCAATTGTGCTACAAAGGCAATAACGCCCTTGAATGGACTCGAACCATCAACCTAGACCTTTCTATACAGTTTCAAACACACCACCATATTATACTTGTGTCGTTTCTTTATATTGTTTTTTTGACAAATACATATAAACTCAAATACGTAATAAATTACACAATCTATTTTTATTTAATTCTTCGTGAATTGTTTCATAATCAAACATATATGGTTGTAACCAACTGTTTTTACGAATAAATTTATCATTATATGCGATTCTTAAATGTTGGCTATTGCTTCCTATTTTATTACCAATATTTCCTTTTTCTACTAATATATTTTCAGGAATAACAAAAAATGTTTTTTTATTATCAAAATTTAACCAATAAAAATCATTATCATTCATATCGTATTGTTTATGACTTCTTTTTCCTCCAATCATTCCATTATGTTTTTGTAAATTAAAAGAATATGTATTCTTTCTATCCGGAATAGGTTGTGAAACTTTTTCTTGTATTTTTAAATTACCAATTGTAAAATCAAAAACAGACGCTTCCATTTCACTATCTTGAAATTTAATAAAATTAATTTTATCCTCACGATATTTTCTAAATAGTTGTTCTCTACGTTGATAAATATTTATTGGTGTATTTAATGTATCAAATTGAAACGTAGATGTTTTATTGTATAACTCATTTAATTTGTTTATAATGTCATCATTATTTACTTTATAAATATTATATTTTGATTTTTGATAACCAATCGTAATTTTTGTTTGGTTTACAATAATATTTTCAGGAATTAACCACGTATTATTGTCTTCAATACAAAATAATAAAAGTAAACAATTTGTATAATTATTATTAATAGCAAAATTATATGTTGAACCTGTTTTAACTTGTATACCAACCCATTTATCTTCTTCAACTGATTTAGGTTTAAATATTATATCAACTAAACATCCGTCAAATGCTTTTACTATATTAAAATGATCTTCAAAACGATTTTGAAACTCTTTTATAACTTTAAATTCTTGTTCTATATTAAACGATTTTGACATTTCATTATTTTTTATTTTTTCTTTTTTATTTTTTCCAATTTCTTTATTTTTACAACTAGAACATACTATTCCAGTATTTCTTGATTTGAATACATTATAAAATACTTTATGGGTATGACCGCAAGAAGCAATATAATTAAGTCTGTAAGCACGTGCCTTAGAATTCTTTTTTATTTCATTAATTTCATCATTTGTATCAAGTAATTTACAATTACGTTTTTTAAATTCTTCAACAATATTTTCATATGTCATTTTGGTTTTTATAGTAGCCATAATTGTATATACATACGCTGTTATCTTTATATTGTTATTTTTTTTCTTTACACCTTCGCACTTTTCAAGTGCGTGGTAACAGTTACCTTTGTCACTCATAAACGCCGAATTTATCGGCGTTTTAAATGTGCAAAGGTGTAATGGTTTTTGAAACAATAAAATATTTATTTTTTATCTTAAAAATTATTTCTGGAACAAATAAATAATTCTTTTTATACGGAACCGGTTTTTTTACAAAAATAATAGTATCATACTTTGTTTGAATGACTAGTTTTCCAAGTGAATATTTTTCATAAAATGTTTCATTTTTACTATAGTTGTCTGGTTTATAAATGTTTATTTTTTTTTGTTTTGTTATAATTTCAACTAAAAAAGATGGTTTTAATTTATCTCCAACAAAAAAAGAATTCATATATAATAATATACTATTAGATATAAAATATTATATATAAAATATTATTCACCCACCCCCCAATTATGTGGGCTTAGCCCCTTAGGGTAAGCAAATAAAGGAATTGGTTGAGAGAAGCCAAAATATCATCTCTCATATTCATCAAATCGGTATTTTGTGGTGTATTGAATGATTTATTGTCGGACAGACTGATAAGGAATGATTTATACATTTCGGTTTCTTTTTTGAAATCTTTATTGGACTTGAATGTATTCATATGGAGAGAATTAATTTCCAAAACTTTATTTCTGAATGAAACGCTTTCCTTTCCAAGCATTGTCTCTACAAAAGTATCGATTTTTGTATTGAGGTCACCATACAATTGGTCGGTAGCTTTATGTGTAGCATAATGGTCTGTGTTCCAGTGATACAACTTGATGGTGTTTAATATACATAAAAAGGTTGATGTGATTTTTGACTGAAGACTTACGGTACTACGGTTCTTTGCAGTCTTACCTGCCTTTTTAGTTCTCTTAATGGTTAACTTTGATGACTTCTTCATTATATAATATAAAAATATTTAATAAAATATATAAGATGACAACAACATCCGTATTCTTCTTCATTATTATTGTTGCGTGTTTTTCAGATATTATATTAAATTATATCTCTCATCAAACGTGGTCTACACAAACAATACGTTCATTAAAACCGTATTTTGATAAACATGGTCCTATAAAATCATCTATATACGCAGGTATTACAGTGCTTGTCGTTTTACTAATTACGTGTTTATTATCCTACGCGTTATTTGGATATGCTATGCCTACAACGATAAATCAATTGTATATGTTTTTATTGTTAGCATTTCCGATTGGTTTTATTTCAGACATAGGAATAAATAGATATAAAATATTTGGACACGATTTAGATGCGTATTATAATATTGCCGGAGAAGGATTATGGGGTGCATTGGCGTTTATTTTTGCGATTATTATTGGATGGGTTGTGCAGCGTACGGATGTTTTGTTCTGATACACAGTGCGATTACCCCGCGGAACCCCGCGGACTTTCAAATAATATTTTCCCGCCATTTTAGTGTTTCATCTTGTATTTAATCGGGAATCAAGAAATGGGTGACAAAACGAAGAAATGAGTGACAAAAAGAATGCCTGTAAAATGCCTGTAAAATGCCTGTAAAATGCCTGTAAAATGCAAGCGAAAAAAAAAGAAGTTCCTCTCTTCTTTGAAAACGCCGTTGGCGTTTTTCCTTTTTGTTTGTTTTTGGTTTTTGGCAAAGTCAATATAACATCTTTTTGTTTTTGGTTTTTGGCAAAGTCAATATAACATCTTTTTGTTTTTGGTTTTTGGCAAAGTCAATATAACATCTTTTTGTTTTTGGTTTTTGGCAAAG